CTGTTTTGATGTTGCGGTAATAACTGCCGAAATGGCCGATATCGACTTTATCCATCGTATAGGTTCTAACTTATTAAATGTTAAAGTAAGCGAATATGAAAGAAAATCGAAAGAATCTGGATTTATACAAACTCGTTTAGCTTCTTTATCAAATGGTGTTATTCCAACAGGAAATCTATTTGTTAAAGAATATCCAACTTCTCAAGTAACTGTTCCTGAAATCGAAATGTATTTAAGAGAATTAGAGCTAACGAAAGGAATCAAACTTAAGGTAATTATAATTGATTATATTAATATTCTATCAAATTACAGAAACCCTAATACAGAAAATACTTACATGAAGATTAAACAAATTGCCGAAGATCTTCGTGCTATGGCGGTTCGAAACGATTGGGTTGTAATAACGGCTACTCAAATTAATCGAGGTGGTTATGATTCAACTGAATTAAACCTAGGAAATATCGCTGAATCTGCTGGTTTATCACACACTGCCGATATGATTTATGGTATCATACAAGATACTTCAATGCATATGAATAATGAATATTGGTTGAAGCTATTAAAAATAAGAAACGGTTCTGGTAAAAACAGCCGAACCATGTATCGAATAAATTATGAATATATGAGATTAACGGAAAGCGATACAACAATAACAGCAAGTATATAAAATGAATACTCCAGAAAATACCCTACCAGAAAATCTTCTACCAGAAGATAATCAACCATTGATTCCTGAAGAGGAATCCATAAAACGAGACAAGATATTCGATAATGAATACGATCAAATCGAATTAGATAGTTCAAATCAAACATTTTCTATTGATACTTCTTATCGAGCTCAATCAATCGAAGATTCTATTGACGTTGATCTGGTGAAAGAAAGACTATATGAAGAAATCGCTAAAGTCGAGAAATATCAAGCATATCTAGAACCCATCAATGGCGAATTTAAGAAAATTGGAAAATCTGAAATTAATGAAATATACAGTCATTTAAACAAAGCAATGGGTCCCGGAACAAGAATTGAAATTTACTCTTGTATGTGTGAGATATACGAAATATCCCCAGATAAATTTTACGAATCTTTATCTAATAAGTTCAAAACCGAACTTATTCAGGATCTCAAATCTAGAGGTTATTTACAAAACATAAAAGCACTTTTTTAATGAAGATAAACGCAAACAAAGCAATTATTGTATCAGATACACATTTAGGAGCAAGATCTAATTCTTCTGAATGGTTAACCACAATGATGGATTGGTTTCGCGAAGATTTTATACCTAAAGCAAAAGAGCTTTATGAACCAGGTACCGTACTAATACATACTGGTGATGTATTTGATAATCGTCAATCTATTAATTTAATGGTTCTTCACGAAGGAATGGCAATATTCGAAGAACTTAGTCATATATTTGATGCTATATACATTATCGCTGGAAATCATGATGTTATGAAAAAAACATCAAATGATATATCTTCTTTAGATTGTTTAAAGTATATACCCAAAGTGCATATTATCAAAGAACCTACATTAGCCGATATCAATGGAACCAAAGCTCTATTTATGCCTTGGAGAACAGATGTTACCGAAGAAAAATCTTGTATTGCCGAATTTGGAAAAGAGGATCCTAAACTTCTTTTCTGTCATACCAATATTTACTCTCTTAAATTTGATAGTTCAAGAGATGTAGAAGAAGGTTTACATGCCGATGATTTAAAAACATATGAACGAGTTTATTCTGGACATATACATTGGGGACAGAAAAGAGGAAATGTTACTATGGTTGGTAATCCATATCAAATGACTCGTTCCGATGCTGGAAATCCAAAAGGATTCTATGAATTTAACTTCGACACTTTTGAAGAAACTTTTCATGAGAATACTTATTCACCGAAGTTCGTTAGAGTTCATCTAAATCGTTATTTAGAGAATACTTTAGGAGAGATATTAGATGAATGTAGGAATAACAGAGTTGACCTGTATATACCTTCGCATTATATACTTAAATACCAAGTTAATCCAATCATAGACGCCATCTCAGAAGTGGCTAGGAAGCTAGAAGTATTTCCATTCGAGGAAGATCAAAATATTGATATATCTAGCGAAGATCTAGAAACTCTTTCAATATTTGAAATGTGTCAAAAATACATCACACAAATGCGTAGTATAGATGATTCAGTAAAGAAAAGAATCGAGATTAAAATCTCTAATTTATACAATCAAACCATCAAAGAAATTTAATATGAGAATTCAAACAGTAGAATGGAAAAATTTCAATAGTTATGGAAATCAAATTCAAAAGATAGAATTTGAAAAAGACTCAAGCGATTTATATTTACTTCTAGGATCTAATGGTCATGGAAAATCTACAATATCTGAAGTAATTACCTTTGCTATTTATGGTAGAATCGAAAGAAAAAACAAATCAGATTTACCTAACAGAATTAACAAAAATCTTTGGTGCCGAATTGTTATTAGATCGAAGAATAAATTGATTGAAATTACCAGAGGAGTATCACCAAATCTATTCGATGTTAAGATAGATACGGTCACATATGATACTGCTGGAAACGCAAATGTTCAGGATTATTTAGAAAATGAGATATTCGATATTCCATACCAAGTATTTAAGAATATCATTGTGCTCTCCATTAATGATTTTAGATCATTCCTAACAATGTCTACTGGTGATAAAAGAAATATTGTAGATAGGCTATTCGGATTCACTATAATTAATCAAATGCGTGACCAAATTAGATCCGAAAGAAAAGATCTTCGAGATCGAATTAAAACTCTTAGCGATGAACTAAATATTATTCAAGAATCAATTGAATCGGTTAACACTAAAATTTCTACATTAGAATCTTCCAAAAAGGTAGATAGAATTCGATTAATAGAAGAGTACAAAGGTAAAATTAAAGAGATGATCGAACAAAAACGTAAGATCAATGATGCGTTATCCTTAGTTAAAACCAAAGAAACTAACTTTAATGACGCAATCAAATCAAAAGGAACCGAAAAAGAACAATTATCTTTTGAGCTAAGAAATGCAGTAAATTCATTAAAGCTATACAACAATGCAAAATGTCCTACATGTAATGCAGATCTAAATACCAAAAATCATCAACATCTTAAATCTGAATTAGAAGAGAAAGTAAGAACTAAACAGGAAGAATATAATGATATTCAAGAAGAATATCTAGATCTTTCCGGCAAAATGAATTCTCTTTCCGGTAAAATAAAAGAAATGGATTCGTCTTGTATTAAGATCAATCTTCTTATTGGACAATATAAAAATGAAGCAGAGAAAATTGCTAAAGAGACTCGAGAAGAAGATATGGATTATCTTAATGAAATCCTATCCGAGAACGAAACAAAACTTCTTGAACGAAAATCAACTGTCTCTAATAACTCAACGGAAGATACCTTCTTAGATATTGTTGAAGGTGTACTCGGTGATGATGGTGTTAAGAATTTAGCGATGAAAACTATTCTACCTACCATCAATCAATCAATTCAAAATATGTCAAAACAAATGCATTTACCGTATTTGATTCGTTTTGATGAAAAATTTGATTGTTCAATTCATTCTTTAGGTGAAGAAATTAATGCTCGAAGCATGTCAACCGGTGAACGTAAAAAAGCCGATTTTGTTATTATTATTTCTCTTTTAAGATTGATTAAAATTAGATATCCTTCATTAAACCTACTTTTCTTGGATGAAATATTCTCATCGGTAGATTCGGGTGGTATTTATGAAATTCTAAAAATTCTAAAAGATGTATCGGTTGAAAATTCATTAAATACATGGGTGGTTAATCATACAGAACTTCCTATCGAACTTTTCGACAAAAGAGTTGAAGCTATAAAAGAATCTGGGTTCTCCAAATTGCATATAGAGAATATCTCGTAATTATAAGAGAATATATAAAATAAAAGATACTAATTGTCTCAATACGATCTTCATTTTAATAAAGATGACGTTTATTTTAGAAACGTCATGGTAGGGTTATTGGCAACTCTTTATGATTCTATCAAATGGTATAATCAGACTGGAAGGGGTGTTAGTGATAAAAGAGAAATTAAAGTTCCTTTTTATTTTAGTACAACCGGTACTGAACGTTACCTACAAGATAACTTCTTAAATAATATAGATTTTGATCCTCAATTATTAGAGGCAGAATCATTCTATAACAAGATTCCTAGAGGAATCTGTGACTTTTCTGGAATTTCTATTGAAACTTCTGCTATCGTTAATAAGTTTGTTCGTATGAATAGACTTAAACAAGAAGAGGATGGTACTCTTAATACCTATAATTATGAAACCTATATGGTTCCAATGATTATGAATGTAGATTGCACAATCTATTTGGATTCAATTCTAGATCAATTGAAATGTTCAGAAGCTATTATCAAAACTTTTTATAAGAATAAAGTTTATCAAGTAGATATTGGTTATACTAGAATACCATGTCTAATTATGTTTCCGGATGATCTTGCCAATGAAAGAACCGTAGAATTCACATTCAATGATAAGAAAGAATTCAAAGTAACTTTTTCTCTACAAATTAAAAGCCATTTACCAATATTTAGACCAGAAACTGAGATTTTTGCAGGTAATACAATACAAGGATTTATTACATCTACTGTAGCTCCTCCTTTTAATATGGGACCTACCGGAATACTTGGAAATACTGGAGTAGAAGCCGGATTTGGTCCTTCGGCAGATACTGGTGGTGCTACTGCACCATTAACAACCGACCAAAATTATAATGCAACTAGAGTTACAAAAATAAGTAGTGCAATCCCTTCAGCGGATGCTGATCCTTGGCCAAGACCAGGTGATCCTCAAGGACCTATTAATGCATAAAAACAAAGATATATAATAAAATCAAGAAGTGACATGAGTATCAAATCTTACGACGAATTTGTAAACGAACATTTAATAGGAGCTTACTCTTATTACGGACAAGGGTCATTGTACCCAATTGTAAAAAAATTAGCTGAAGAAGGGAAAACCCCTCAACAAGTTTATACCTACCTTACAACTTTAGGAATTGACGAAGAACGCAAACAACGTGTTCTTGGGCAAGTATTCGAAAGAGTAAATGAAGGTTTATTTGAAGATGATGACATCCTTAAAGCTGATACATCTGACCTTACTAAAGGAATTCCACCATCAAAAGCTAAACCTGATGAAGACGTTAAAGCGGCTTTAGATAAATTGAAAAAAGGTGATGACGAAGATATGGAAGATAAAGCAGAAGATGGTGAAACTAAAACTGACGATGACGATGCTTCCGCTAAAGTTGCTGCATTACAATCTGCTCTTAAAGATGCAGAAAAGCTAGAAAAAATCAAGAAGATTCTTAGCGAATCTATGGAAATGGAAATCGAAGGAATCGAAGACGAAGTACTAATTGATCTATTAGATTATCATTTAAACGAAAAACTCGATCCTAAAGTTAGAGCTAAATTGAAAGATGATGAGTTTGTATTTCCAATTAAAAGATCATGGCCTATCCATGACGAAAAACACGCTAAAACTGCTTTAGTTTGGGCAACTTGGCCACAATATAAAGATCTTAAAAATGATATCGTTAAAGCCGTTATCAAAAAATATCCTAACCTTAAAGGTGTAGGTGCTGCAAAGTAAAATCATTAAAACAAAAAAACATATAAACATGTCAAAATTAAAAACCGCTTTCGAATCTGCTTCTTTGAAAGATAGAGTTTCAACTCTACTTGAGAGTATTGATAGAAACAATACATCTAAATTTATTGCTGAACGTATTCTTTCTAGATTCGCTACCGTAGAAGTTTCTGAAGGAACTACAACTGCAAACGATGCATACACATACCTAATGGGTAAAGGTGTTGAACAAGCAAAAGCAAAAAATGTCATTAACGCATCTATCAATGAATCAACTTCAAGGGTTGCTAATCCTTACTTAATTGAAAAGGTAAATATCATGAGAACTGCCATTAAAGAATTATCTGCTTATTCGTGGATGCCAGTTATTAACGATTACATCAAAGAATGTAATAACATCCTTGCTGAAAATGAATTCGCTATTTTAGTTGAATCTGTTATTTTCGATCTAGAAAATCATAGAGAATCTAAATTCTATATGAATGCAATCAATAAACTTCGTGAATGTTCAAATGCAGAAAATCCAGTATTTGCCATCTCTGAAGATCTTACTGCAGAAAAATGGATTCCTCTTGTTAAACAATTAGTTGAATTTGCTGAAAAATCTAAAGGATCTCTTTCAGAAAGTGATAGTAACTACAAAGTTTCTAAAGTTTATTCTCCAGTTATTATTAACGAAGAAGAAAAATCTTACACATTCTATTCTAATGGAAAAATGTTAACTATTAAAGGTGAAGAAATCACTGAATCAACAATCAAACCAGACGAAAAATTCAAAGGATTACTTAACTTAATGGAATCATCTACTATCGTTAAAAACGGTATGAGATTCTATCCTAAGGCTGGATCTATTTTAGATGTTACCTTCGAAGCAGATGGTACTAAAATTACAGTTGATGGTAAATTAGTTGAGGCTGCTAATCTAGAAACTCACCTACTTAAAACTGGCCTTTTCAAGTTCAACGAAATCAATAAAGTTAATGTTATTAATCGTGCAATTGCCGAAGGTGCAGAAATTAAAGATATGGATTTCGCTTATAGAGTTGAATCTAAAAAATTCCGTGGAGTATCTACAACCGTATTTACTATTGCAGAAAATATCTACATTCAAAAGGTTAATCCTGCAATGAATGTTAATGAATTTGTTAAAGCTGAAACTGCTGAAGCTGCCGTATCAATCGTTAAAGAATTTATGAATTATGATATTACTAAATCTTTGACTAAATTGATTGAGGCTGAAGAAGTTACTAAAGCTAAAATTGCCGAAGAAAACTCTAAAATTGAAAGAAAAATTCAATTCTTACAAGAGAAATTAGAAGAAATTAACAGAATCGAGAAATTATCCGTTTATGATGTTGAGCATATAAATAAAGCGAAAGCTATAGTAGAGAGTGAAATTAACACTCAAAGCGAAGAGCTTACAAAAAAAAACTCTTAATTGAAGCAAATGACGATTATGTCGTTGCTACTTTAGCTGAACCCTTTAAAGGTTTAGTAAAAGGTGATTCAGTAAAGATGGACGCTTTAGATTTTACTAAAAGAGGAGATAATGATATGATTGATATTATTATGCCTGATGGAAGTAAAGCTCAAGTGAAAAAAAGAATACTTTTCGCTAAAATTTAAACATGGCAATATACGTAAAACCAAAAGAACTATACGAAGAAATTTGTATATCACTAGAGCAAAAGAAACTAACTCCAAAGGCGGAGAAGATGCTCATATTAATAGCTGAACGAGCTAATCAAAAGCTAAGATATGAAAATCCAATGGACCGAGAGGATTGTATCGCTTTTGCTCTTTTGGATTTGTTCAAGTACTGGGATCGATTCAAACCAGAAAAAACTAAAAATGCATTTGCATTCTATACACAAGTTGCAAAGAATGCATACGCTAAAGGATGGAATAAACTACATCCAGGTAAATATAAAGGAACTTTATCACTTGATGGTGGTATGGATCGCGAAGGTATCTACTCAATATAAATTAACTGAATGTACGCAATTAAAACCTTTTCTGAATTCGTTAATGAAGGTAAAACTTCAGGATTCAATAGAACTTATACTATGGGTTCTACTTGGTGGGCTTTATGGAAAATTGAAAACAAAGAAGATTATACTATAAAACAAGATTCTTTTACTAAAACTTTCGAAGTGTATACTAAAGATAAAGAACCTAAATTATCTTTCGTTTTTGATTATGGTCGTAATGTAGTTTTCACCAATGATTCACCTAAACAATTTGAGTTAAAAAGAGTTAATCCTAAAGCAAAAGCTAAAGCCGAAGAAACCGATGCCGAAACTGGTAAAAAAGAAGTTCTTCCTGGTGGAACTCCAAAAGAGGAAGAAGCAGAAGGTGAATTAGAAACCGATAAAACAGAAGAAGAATAAAAAATATATAATAACAATGAATCATTTACCAACATACTCGGATTTTATTCTAGGTCCTCCAATTGCATTTGACGGAACCAACTTAAAAGTAGGTCAAAGAATTGTAGCTGCCGATGGTTACTCGGGTATTATAATTTCAAGAGAAATGGTTAATGGACAAATAATGTTCAGGGATCATTTAGGAGTACATCATTTAGTTGAATCTCATAATGTAGTTATTGATGAATCCATTAATGAAGATCTTCAATGGTGGGAAGTTACCAAAGGTATACTTGCTGCTGATGCAATTAAAACCGGAATGGCTATTGCCGGTGGTGGTCTTGCTATTGCCGCAGTAATTTTCTCTCAATGGTTTACTGGCATTTCTCAGAAAATGATTGCTGCTAGAAAAGATGCTAAATTGAAGGCTTCTGCTGAAGCAATCGCTACTAAATTTAACGATGATCCAGAATTAAATGGATTTATGACTAAACTTCAACAATTTCCTTATATGAAGCCTCTTATGGCAGGTAAAAGAGAATCTGCTAAGGTTGCTGCCAATAATAAAGAAAGATCTAAGATCTTAAGAGAAATGGCTAAATACGTAAAATCTAAGCTAACTCCAGAAGAAACCGAATTCTTTGTAGAAGTTAATAAGATGCTTAAAACTAAACCATTAGAAACTAATGATGGTCAAAAAGTTGAAGAAGATTTGCAACAAATGGCTGATGCTGTTTTAGATCCATCAAGCTCTAATGCAGAATCTTCTATTAATAAAGATCCAAATAGAACGGTTGGTACTGGAACTTATACCACTACCACATCCGATAAAAATGTAATGACTAAAGGTTTATTTAAAACTGCGGATCCTGCATCCGGTGGTTGGAATCCAATTATGACTTAATTAGGCATATAACTATATGTCATAGATAAATATAAAAAACAAAATAATACAAATATGAAAAATTTAATGTCTTTCGACGAATTCGTAGTTAATGAAGCTGGTAAATACGATGCTTCAGGATTTAATCCGGCAGCAGAAGCTACTAGCGATGAATTCAATCAAGAATTAACTCCAGGAAAAAAATACAATGTTAAAAAAGGAGAAGAAACTTCTCTTTGCATTTATCAAGGTAATACTGACGGAGTTTATATCTTCAACCCAGAAGCTAAAGAAGATGGTATAACTACTTCTCCATGTGAATTTACTGAAGCTGAATATGCTGCTGCATTTAAAGCCGGTAAAATCGTTGCTGCTTAATTAAAAACTTAAAAATTCTATATGAAGAATCTAAAAACATTCGTTGAATTCATTAATGAAAATCTGAATGAATCTATTGCAGATTGGACACTTGAAGATCAAATGGATAATGGCACCACCAAAGAAGAAGGTGCTTTAATCGAAAAACATTTAGGTGCAAAGAAACAACTTATTTCTCAGGTAAACACTGAAGGAGCCGGAACCGATAGCAAGTACGATAAATTAATACAATGGTTAAAAGATAATGTTAACGCTAATAAAAGTTTAGGTGAATTGGAAGGAATTTCATACTCTTACGATAAAAATCTAAATGTTATAGAGGCTTCTCAACCAGGAATAACCGCTTGGTATTATTTAACAGACGACGAAAGTAAGTTTAAATAATAAAAATCTTTTAAAATACATAAAAACTTAAAAAATTCTATATGAAGAATCTAAAAACATTTTCTGAATTCGTATCAGAAGCCGCTGAATTTAATCCAGCTAATACATCTGATATAGATGTTCTATTGCCTGCAATTAAATCTGCATCAGAGCTAATGCCTGGTAAAGAATACGTCATTAAATTAGATGGTAAAACTCATGCCAATATGATGTATCAAGGAGTAAGTGATGGTAGTTATATCTTCAATTCTGAAGATATGGAAACTGTGCTTAATCTTAACCGTGACCAAATTAATAGTGCTGTTTCTGATGGTGGTGTTCAACCAGTAAATGAAGCAGTTAAAAGAACTGCAGATCAAGTAAATAAAGATGCAGAAGATCGAATCAAAAATCAAATTGCTCGTTATTCAGAAATGATGAAATCTAAACCAGAAAAAGCTAATGTTTATAAAGCTCAATTAGATTTAGCTCATGCTAAAATGACGGTTGTTAATTTGAAGAAAAAGGTTGATGCTCTAAGAGAATCTACTGAATTGGATGAATCTAAACTTTATAAAGGAAAAGAAGTTTTGCCTGATTATATTGATCCACGAAGAGATTTTGGTGCTCCTGTTAAAAACAGTAAAGAGTTAAAAGTTGGTGCTGAATATGTTATATATGAGCCTGGAATGGATAATTGGCAAGCAGAAAACATTTATCAAGGTTACACTGGTGGAATTCATATATTCAATTCATCTACACAATTTGGTGAAGCAGAACCTCTAGAATTAACTGACAAAGAATTAGAATCAGCTATTAAAGATGGCGAAATTATTAAACAAAACTAATAATTTCAACATGTATGCGCTCAATAAAAGGAAACAAACCAACTAAGAAATCAGGTTTCGTTCAAGGATATTTCCCTATCCAAGAGTGCAAGAAATACTTCGGTAATGGACCAATCATTTACCGTTCATCATGGGAAAAGAAATTTTGCTTATATTGCGAAAGGAATCCGGAGATCATTCAGTGGTCTTCGGAATCGCTTTCTATTAAATACTTCAATCCTCTAGACGAGAAATATCATACATATTTCCCTGATTTTTTGGTTAAAACTTCTAATGAAAGAACCATTATAGTTGAAGTTAAACCCAAGGCTCAATTAACGAAGCCAAATCCTCCAAAACGTAAAACTCCCAAACAACTAGAAAGTTATAAATGGGCATATTCAGCTTTTGTTACTAATATGTGCAAAAAGAAATATGCCGAAGAATATGCTAAATCTAGAGGTTGGGAATATATGTTAGTCACTGAAGATTTTTTTACCAAAACACTTAATTCATGAAAGGGCTATTAGATCTTTTTGGGATGCTTTTGGACCTTATTAAAGTCCAAGGTAATACAAATCCTGAAACTCCTCAATCCGAAGGCGTTGACGACGCATATCAATGGTTTATTGACACACTCAAAGATACTCGAAATAAAAGAGTAGTTGAAACCGGTGATAATAAACTTAAGCCTGGTAAAATATACGTTTTTAAATACGATCCAAAATATAAGACCGTTCTAGATTATTATGATATGCATCCTATTGTTATTGCATTAGGTCAAGTTATGACAGAGAATGGAAAGTTAGAAGTTGGTATCAATATTAGTTGGTATCCTCCAAAAGCTAGAAAATATATTGTTGGTAAAATTAGAGAAATGTATAAACCTCTATATGAAGCCGCATCAAAGAAGAATCCATTTGATGGACAAGAACAAGCATTTGTACCTATTGATTTGTATGCTCTTAAAGTTGCTCTAGATAGAGCCGGTTTATCATATGCCGTAAGAACTTATATTCCAGATAGAATAAAATCACCTAAAGCAATTGTTTGTTACGAAGATTGGGAAATTGTTACTAGAATGGATAAGCCCAAGATTTTTCCACAATTAGAAGGGAAAGTTTCTTTGTTCGATGTATATAAAGGATTTGAACTTTATCTTAAATCTCAAATGAGTAATGGTGCTGCAAACGCTAAGAAACGAGAGATGGCGAAAAAACTAAATAGATATAAATTCATAAAATAAGTAATTGAAGTCATTATGGCTCGATCACAACGAATAAATAATAAAATACTAAAATACTAAAATAAACTAATATGGCAGGCTTTGTAAATAGAGAGGAAACCTACGCTGGTAGACCATCCGCATCTTCGAGAAATGTCGTTTCTAAAGCTCTTAAGTCGTTATCATCTTTCGGGATGATGTACGATGATATGGTTCTTAGAAACTCAAAAGCCATAGGTATCAATGAAGACCGTTTCGGTTGGAGATTAGATCCAAGAAATGCAGCCGGTGGTGAATATGACGATTATGCTCTATTTGCCAACCTTTCAATGACGGATATTAATCTTCGTAAAAGCATTTCTATTTTTGACAAATCTTATATTAAAAAGAGAGAGGATCTTAGAAAATTCTCTATTCAAGATGAAATTGAAGAGATTCTCGATACCCTATGTGATGAATGTGTCGTCTATGACGAAAAAAATTACTTCTGTACACCATTAACTTTTGATGATCAGACACTTGAACCGGAAACATTAGAAGCCGTTAAGTATGCATTAGATACAAACTTTAAAAGAGTTTATCAATACTTTGGTTTCAATAACGATATTTCTGCTTGGTCTTATTTTCGTAAATGGTTAATTGATGGATATCTTGCATTTGAGATTATCTACAATAAAGAACAAACTAGAATTATCGGTTTCAAAGAACTTGATCCAGTATCTTTAGAACCAGGTCTTGATAAAGAGGGTAAGAAAATTTGGAAACAATTTAAAGCTCAACCTGGTAAAGAAAGAGTTATATATGATTCTCAACTAATTTATCTTTCATATGCACATGCCAATACGGTAAGTCGTGTTTCTTATGTAGAACGTCTTATTCGTGCATTTAATTTGCTTCGTATTATGGAGCATTCAAGAGTTATTTGGGCTACGGTAAATGCCTCATTCAAAACTAAATTTGTAATTCCGGTTGGTGGTAAATCTAAAACTAGAGCTCGTCAAAGCTTAGGTGTTCTGATGCAAAACTACCGAGAGAATATTGATTTTGATACAGAATCAGGAGAACTTAAAGTTAATGGTAAACCAATGATGCCTTTCAATAAAGAGTATTGGTTACCATCCGGTGAAGCTGGAGAACCTACTATCGAGAATATTGGTAATGATGGTCCAGATTTATCAGATACAGATGCTCTTAAATATTTCCGAGAAAAACTAATTAAAGTATCTAAAATTCCTCTTTCTCGTTTTGATATGGAATCACCTCCATCATGGGAAATGAATGCTGAAGGTATGACAAGAGATGAAATTAAATTTGGTCGTTTTGTTAATCGTATGCGTTCAGTTTATCAAGAGATTCTTGTTAAACCATTATGGATTCAAATGTGTTTAGACTTTCCAGAACTTAAAGAAGATGATGCCTTTAAA